TGATAAGATATTACGAAACCTTCATCAACTCAAACCAAGTCAATTAGATTTAAAGCCGCACGAATCTACAGGTAATTTTTATCTTGCACGTTTATTAGATAATCACAGACACCTATTACATATATTTCCATCTCATATGTTTATACCTCAATGGTTTCGGCCGGGTTATCCAAGGTATGACGGTCCTGGGAAAATATATTGCGAACAACATTGGGGTTCAACAGCAATGGACGGTGGAATGCCTTGGCTTAAACAATACAAGGATGGAGTATAATGGCGAATAGGCATATGCCTATCCTTGGTCTCGGACACCCACGAACAGGAACAGGATTCACATCTAAAATATTAAACATGTGGGGTTTAGATGTAGGTCATGAAGAGATAGGAAGAGATGGAATTGTATCTTGGCTCTTATTCACAGACGGACCTAGCTACTTATGGCAAAACGAGTTTAGTAAACGACCTGACTATGACCATCTAATATACAATGTAAGAAATCCAAAAGACGCGCTATGTTCTATTGTATATACCGAAACTCCTCATATTACAAGGTCTGGATTTAAATCTAGTGGAGATTCATTTAAAGTTGATGGTGAACCAGTAGAAAGAGTAGATTTTATATCCCACCGTCATAGACGCTGCTATTTTAATATGCATGAAAAGAATCCTATTGAGAATGCTATTGTTAGTATGGTTGGTATGCACGGAAAGATTAGCGAACTAAAACCAGATGTTACTTATAGAATTGAAGATCAATCACGTCTTGTGTTTGATTACCTTAAACCACATTATCCTAATATAGGATTCGTTCAGCACAAGACAGCAGAGAATACTCGAAAGCATCCAGACTTCACAGAGATGTTATATGACTTTGGTCCACCAAGAGATGAGTTTGTAACAATGATTAATGCAATGTGTGTTGAGCTGGGTTATAAAGAAATTGATTTTAAAGAAGTTGTATTTGAGAGACCATGAAAGCTTACATATTAACACACGATCATCCAACATCTCGAGAATACGCAAAGACTTGTTCTGATTCTTGCGATCTTATTGATTTAGAATGGGAATACTTTCAGGGTTGGTCTCATTGTACTGGTCGTATGGCTTGGTGCGAAACCGGAATCAAAGTGGGATTCCATGAACCGATGGAATATGTTGCTGAACCAAACATGCATCACAAAGCAAATACTTGTTCTGCAGGTCATGCTGCTATTTGGAAAAAGATCGCCGAAGGTAAAGACAACGTTGGCATTGTATTAGAACACGATGCTATTATGTACTATAAACCGGATATATACGTACCTGATAATTATTTAATCGCGCTTGGATATAAACTATCAGAATTACATTATGATTATGAAGAAGGTAATAAACAACCGCGTAAATTAATTAATATAGATGGTCATGAAGGCGCACATGCTTATATGATGACAAAACGAACTGCACAGCTCCTTGTATGGGAAATAGAACAAAAAGGAATTCTGGGAGCAGTCGATAATGCATACTTTATTCGTGGACAACGCAAAACAATAATGCCATTACAAATACTATCGCCAACACCTGCTATTGGTTATTTACGCGATTCTACTATCTGGGAAGAATCTGCTCACGTTAACTACGAATTTATTGAGTCCTTTGCTAAATATTATAAATAAAAACATTAGCAAACTAAAATTAGGAATATTTAAATGGATCGCTTAAACGAAAAAGACACAACGTCTCAAGCGGCGGCTTCTATCGACGATTATACTGATACTGATAGATCTTCGCAAGCGGATAATAGAGATATCAAAAAGCGTAAAGATAAAAAGAAAGATCAAGATACTGGCAAAGGAATCTTGAAGAAGGATTCAGCAACTACTTTTGATGCAGGCAAGTATATTGATACAGAACCAAGATTGGACGAGGCTCTTACAGATAAGGCTGTTGTTACATTTGGTCGTATGAATCCTCCAACAGTTGGCCACGAAAAATTGGTTAATGAAATTATCAAGAATGCGATCGCAGTTAAAGGTACTCCATTAGTTTACCTATCAAAAACACAAGACGCTAAAAAGAATCCATTATCGTATGATGATAAGATTAAATTTGGGCAGGCATTGTTTGGTAAAAAGATACTTATTAAATCTCAAGCAAAAACTATTATTGAAGTATTTAAAGAATTACAGAAGAAAGGCTTTAAAGAAATAGTTATGGTTGCCGGTTCAGATAGAGTTAATGAATTTGATACTCTGCTAAACAAATATAACGGTAAAGATTATACGTTTGATAGTATTAAAGTTGTTTCTGCTGGTGAACGTGATCCTGACTCTGATGGTGTTGATGGAATGTCAGCAAGCAAGATGAGAGCTTTAGCAGCAGATGGTAATTCAGCAGATTTCTCAAAAGGTGTTCCTTCTACAAATAAATCATTAGTCGCATCTTTATATAAAGCAGTTCGTAAAGGATTGGGTATTAACGAACAAACTAATTTTGCAGTAGGTCAGTTCCTTGCAGAAAGAGTTAAAGCAGGCAAGGTTGATCCTTTATCAGCAATGGGTAAACAAAAACTAACAGGTGCTGAAGTCGCAAGTTATTATAAATCAAACCCAAACGCAAAAGCTGCCGCAGGCCGTGATAAGCAAGTTAAGTTAGGTATTGAACTTGCATTGGATCTATCAGGCAATATGAATTACGCAATCAAAGAAATTGATAAAGTTAAAAAGAATCTATCCAAACACCCCGAAGTTCAAAAAGCTTTAAAATCTGCTAACGAATCCGTTAATCATGATGTCTATAGAGCATCGTCATTTCAAGAAAGATTAAAGATCGAAGAAATACAAAAAGCAAGCATCAAAGAAAAATTCATACCAGTCAAAGAAGATAGGAAATCTGATCTTAAAGATTTAGAAACATTATCTGTTGCCTATACAGATCAGACTAATAAAGGTAAGAAGGCAACTGACCCAAAGATGAAGGCGCTTGATAAGGAAATCAATAATCTCAAAGACAAGCTTGGTGTTAAAGGTAGAAAATCAACTCACACTAATAAATTCAAAAAGATGTTTGGTGAATCTGTAGTAAAGGTAAAACCAAACATGGAACGAGCTGGTTTAAAAAGACCACACCAATTATTAAGACAAGATAATACTGTAAACTTTGATTACAGATTCAAGATGTATGGCAAAGCAAGAGAAGCCGAAGCAATTGAAAAGCAACGAGCACAAATCGAATCTCAAATTACAGAACAAAAGATTGAAGATCTATATGAATTGATTGAACAAGTAGAGTTCGTATCTGAGAAATCAAACCCGGAGAAATCACTAAAGGATAAAGCTGATAAATCTGGCATGCCTTTAGCAATACTTAGGAAAGTATTTGAACGTGGCGTCGCTGCATGGAAAACAAGTCATCGTCCGGGAACCACACCAGTACAATGGGGATTAGCAAGAGTAAATAGTTTTGCTACCAAATCGCCTGGTACTTGGGGTAAGGCAGACAAAGATCTGGCAGATAAAGTTAATGGATAAATATATTAAAGAAGATGGCGGTGCTGGTGATTGGGGAACCGATAAAGCACGTGCAAAATTACAACAAGACTCACCGGGTCAAAAAATTAAACGGAAGGGAAAAATGAAAAGATTTAGAGAAGTACTCGAAGGAACAGTAGTAGAGGCAAAAGATTGGTATTCTTTTAATACAAAGAAACTTGCTACTGATTTTGCTAAGGCAGTTAAAGATAAGAATGCTGACGATGGGGATCTAGATAAGTGGTTGGACGGTTTCGCTAAGAAGAGCGGTATCAAACCTAACGATCGCAAAATGGATCAAGATATCGCCAACGATATCGTCTTTGATCTTGCCAAGATGGGTTATAAAAAGATCGACGCGTATGATCTAAATACTTTTGAAGTTGATGAATCCGTTAAAGAAGGTACTTTACCACCTGCTCTTCAGGCCTATCAAGATAAGAAGAATGGCAAGAAGCCTAAAGATGATGAGAAAGAAGTTGAAGAAGCAATGTCACCAGCTGATAAGGCAAAACGTCTTAAGATGATTAGACAAGCTGTTGAAAAGATGAATTCAGCTAATATGGAAAAAGCAAAGAAAGATGCTCTCAAGATGATGAAAGATTCTGGTATGTTTGACGAAGATATTACAGAAGGCAAGATGAAAGATCAAATGATCAAAGATTCTGAAAAGATGAATAAGAAAGATTTCACCAGGAAGTACGGTAAAGAAAATGCCGCTGATCTTTATGAAGCTGTTGATAATTGGGTTGTGACTGTTGCTAAACCAGTAAATAAACTTAAGAAAGGCGCAGAGCAAAAAGTTAAAGCTCGTTCTGCTTTCGAAGCAATTAATAAAGCAATGAAATTGTGGGGCGATCCTGCTCTTAAAGCTGCACCAATGAATAGTTTTTCAATTCAGAAAGAAGGCTTTAGACCAGTCCCAATGTTTGAAGATATGTCTATTGAAACCTTTGCGAAATTTTACAGTTAATGAAAACCTTTAAACAGTATTGTGAAGCGGACGGCTGTTGGTCTGGGTACAAGAAAGTTGGAATGAAAAAGAAGAACGGTAAAAACGTTCCCAACTGTGTACCCGAATCCAAGGAGCTGGAAGAATTGAACACGAACCAATTAATTAAAAAGTTCGCTGCTGATACAATATTCAAAAAGAAATACATGGCCGGTGTTGCTAAAGTAAAAGAAATCATGTTTAAACATGGTGATAAGCCAAGACATGGTAAAGAGTACTATGCAGGTAAGATTGCACAACAATTTAATTTAGATCCCCATGTACTTGCCTTAATGGTTGATGAACAGTTATCAGAAGGTTCAGAAACATGGGATGACGGATATAAACGCCGAGTTGTTAAAACAACAAAGCCAGAACATAAAGCTGATGGCTACGAATGGCGTATCAAAGGCAAAGATAAAGACAACCTGTCAATTAAACTATACAAAACTAAACCTGATCAAGCAGAATTTGAAAAACAAATGAAGCGAGTCGCGGGTCACGAATTCGGAGGATAACATGGATCTAGGAAAGATAGACGCAGAGATGAAGAAAGGCATCGATGCTCGTACTAAGGAATTTAGAGAGAAGCTTACTAAATTAACTTATGAAAAAATTAAAGCTAAGCTAAAGCCGAGTACGCATCCATTAAAAGGTTATCCGCATAACGAATCAATTGATGAAGCGCGGAAGATGCCGAAGAATCCTGCTATTGATAACGATCCAAAAGTTAAAGCTGCGCGTAAAGATCATGCCGCAGGTATTTGGGATGGTAACGTTGATAAAGAAGGTGAAGCTATTGTATTTGTTAAAGGTAAGCCACATACAGTAACTAACAAATACGAATCAATTGAAGAATCAGTAGGCAAGGCCGTTAACGGTTTAAATGATCTTGGTAACAAAATGAAAGGCCGAGATCAGAAAGACATAAGACGTATCGAAAAGCTATATAGATCTGGTAATAACAAAGTATTCCAAGGTGCTATAAGAGCATTGGATACAGACCTTAGAGATCAGGTTAAGGATATTTTTGATGCATTAGGTATGGTTAAGCAAGGTGTTATTGAATCAGTTGATCTTACCGAAGGCAAAATGAAAGAATTCCATGATATGGTAAAGAAAGGTATGACTGCCGAGCAAATATCTAAGAAGATCGGAATTGATGTTAAAGCAATTAAAGACTTTATGAAAGACATGGATGAATCTACTACAGATAAGAAGATGTTATCTGTTTCCGATATGAATGAAAAAGTAATGACTCTAAAGCAAATTGCCCAAAAGTATAAAGGCGATATCGCTAAAGCTCAGAAATCTGGTAATTCTAATAGTTTAAAGAAAGCCGAAAAGGAACTGCTTGGTTGGGCAGCACAACATAACGAAATCAGTGGTAAGGATTCTACTGAAGCAGATGATTGGTTATCTAACGTTGTTGCTGATAAAGATCAGTTTGCGGCTTTGCTTAAATTCGCAAAAGATTAAAACAGAGTTTATTTTATTTTATGAAATCAATGTCCGAATACAGATTACCGCTTTCAGAAGATGCCGAAGTATTATCATATGATGAACTTCATATTGTTGTATTAGGTACAGGTGATGGCGATGGAACATTTGCCGAGATTGTTGAAGAAGTTTCTACTAAAAGAAATATCAAGTATAATTTCGTTGATGTTACTAAAGCGTACTTAGGCGATTCTGATATTGATATTGGAACAGTTAAACTACGTAACGTTGATGGTAAGAATACTGATATAGATATAGAAACAAGTAACTCAATTATTTTTGTACGAGCAGGAGCAATTGGAAGTCTTACCTCGCAGGCGTTCATTTCTTCTCTACAAGATATTGGGTTCCTACTTGTTAACGATTTAGAATCAATGTTAGTATGTGATAACAAAATGTCCAATGCATTATTGCTTGGTAGAAACAATATACCTATTCCAAGAACATCGTCGGTTCCAAATGAATCGGCTATTGAAGATGCTCACAAAAGAGTTGGTGGAAAGTTCCCTGTTATTATTAAAACACTAAAAGGAACTCAAGGTGTTGGTGTAATGAAGATTGATAGTATGTCTTCGTTAACTGGTGTATGTCAAAGTTTATGGAAATATAACGCCGATCTGTTAATTCAAGAATTCTTTGAAATGAAATCAGATATTCGTACTTTAGTTGTTGGTGGTAAAATATTAGCAGCAGCCGAACGTATACAAGCACCAGACAATAAAGATTTTAGAAATAATGTACACCAAGGTGCAACTACTGAACCGTACAGTTTAAGTAAGAAAGAGATAGATGTTATTAAAGCAGCTGCTCGTGCTACTGGTGCTGTATATTGTGGAGTGGATCATTTTGTTGATAAGAAAGGCAATCCTTATATTATCGAAGTAAATGGTTCTCCAGGTATTCGTTCACACTTTGAAGGATATGATCCTTGGACTGAGGAAGCTCAAGGTAAAGTATCTGATAAGGATGTAGTGGAAAGTATTATACAATTCTTTTCTAAAGATGTCAATAGAAGACCTATATTTAGACAGGAAGCAGGATATCTCGAAACGATTATATTTACAGGAATGGAAAAGAATCCAGTACGTGCTAAATTTGATACAGGTAATAGTACTAAAGCAAGTATGTTACACGTTGATAAATTAGAAGTAAAAGGTAAAAAGGTATTTTGGGAAAAGAACGGATATAAATTCGAAGACGAATTAATGTATACCTCAAAGGCATCTCGTGGCCAAGAATCATTTGATGACAGACCTGTAATTGAACACGAAATATACTTTAATAATAAACACCATATTGCTGAGATTGCTTTATCATTAAAAGATACCGCTTCAGAGATGTTAGTGAATCGTAAACTAATGACAAAGTTCAAAGTAGCGGTGAATCCTAACAGAAGATTTATACTGAGTAATAAAACAGATAAGAATGATGAGAGCGATCACTAATGGAAACATATAATAATTGGCTTGAAGCTAACAGGATTACTAAACGTCTTAAAACACGTGGAGTTGACTTAGATAAACGGGCTAAGGATAGAAAGGCTGAATACGACAGATTAAAGAAGCAGTATGCTAAAGAAGATTCTGCTTTAGAAGAAGCCGGAATAAAGAAAGGGTCTGAAGTTAAATTCAAACCAAAGTTTGCCGAATCACCAGCAGAAGCAAAGCTTGTTTTTATTGTAATGGATCTACGCGGTCCTCGAGTTCTAATTTCACCAAGAGACTGGAAGATGGGTATTGCACCATCTGAGTCTGTTCCAATGAATACTATAGAGTTAGTCAAATGAAAAAGTTTGGAGAATGGGAACACGAAGGTTTTGGATTATATGAAGGAGTAACTGTTCCTTTAGAAACTCCCATGATTGAATTTGATGAAGAACAAGAATTAAATACCCCTAAACGTTCAAGCGGAAATAAAAAGTATGTTGTCTATGTACGCAACCCTAAAACCGATAATATTAAAAAGATTGAGTTCGGTGATGAAAAGGGTGGGCTCACTTCTAAAATCAATAACAGAGACGCAGCGAAGAATTTCGCAAGCAGACACAATTGCGATACTAAGACAGATAAACTCTCGCCAGGATATTGGTCTTGTAGATTACCTAAATATGCCTCAGACCTTGGTCTCAAGGGAGGTGGGGATTATTTCTGGTAAACCCTATACGGATCTTGATGATATCCGTGTATTTGACGTAGATGAAGATCAGTCAGAGTTTGTTTGGCATAAAGATAAAGAAGATCGTATTGTTGAAGTACTCGCAGGAGATGGGTGGCAATTTCAACCTGAAAACTGTTTACCATTATTATTACAGCCTGGTGTAAAGTTTAAAATTACGGAAGGCGAATATCATAGATTGATTAAGGGTATTAATAATTTACAAATCCGTATGACCAGATTGTATAAATAACATAGTACAAACAAATTAAATAGGAGTTGAGAGATGGATTGGAAACAAGTTATTGAAAGCAAGATTGACGATAAGATGTCAACTGCTGTTCAAAAGAAATTAGAAGTGGTTAGTGAAAGAACTGTTGAAGAAGAAAACGCTTATCAGGAATTCTTTCAATCTGCACTTAAGAAGTTTGGAATCGAATCACCAGCAGAGCTAGAAGACGATGCAGCGAAGAAGAAATTCTTTGATTACATTGATGCTAACTGGAAAGGAGATGACGAAAAGGCAGAGGGTACTGAAGCTCAGGACTCTGTAAAGCCAGCAAAGAAAAAGGATTTGGCTGCTAGCAACTGCGGTGGCTAAATCATTATATTAGAGGAGTAAATTATGTTTTTGATTGAATGGATTAAAGGCTTATTTTCGGATAAAGATATCCCAGTTCCTGCTAAAGTCGAAACAGTTAAGAAGCCGAAAAAGGCTACTGCTGTAAAAGGTTCAAAAGTTACTAAAGCTGAGTTAGGTAAACTAACAAAAGCTCAACTTGAAACCGAAGGTCGTAAAGCAGGTCTTGAGTTAGATAAACGAAAAAAGAAAGCCGATTTAGTTAATGAACTTCACAAAGTTTTAAAATAATAAATTAGGAGAATAACAATGGCACTATGGGGAAAAACAGACGTCGCAGCTGACGCACCTAAGTGGCTTAGCGCGACTACCGCTAATACTAACAAGTCTAACGATAAAGACAACGCAGTTTTTGTTGACTTGACAGAAGCAGCCGTTACAGCAAACAGAGCAAAAGGTCTTACTGGCCCAGGTTGGTGGTTATATCATACAGTAGGTGGAAGACACCACGCTGAATGTTTAGTACCAATGAAAGTTACAGCAGTTGCTGCTGGTGACTTGGGTGTTACTGGTGATACCGCTGTTGAAGATGCTATCGTAGCTGACGCTTAAGACAATTAGGCAAGTTTTTATATTATGATATTGACAGAGTCAACCTTTCTACTTTATGCTATGAAACACTATGACAACCCTCAGTGTATTGAGATGTCAGAGTTTGAAGAGGATATTAAGAGATTTCAATATCTCCGTAAACTCTTTAGTAGATATAGACAAGATAACGAATTGAAGGAAAGGTTGATTTTGAACCATCTCATTGTAATATACAATGTATTCGGCGTGACGGCGACAAATATGTTATTCATGCGATTGCACGAGTATCACGAGTACTTAAAACCATTCGTACAGTATTTAAACTATATGCCTGAGTTATTAGTATATGATGGATTGGCAGTGAACTCAAAATCTATAGATGGCGATGAGTTCGTTGAAACAAGGTTAAGGGAAATTTAAATGGTAGTAGATCTATTCTTAGTATATTCATTTATTCGAAAGTTGGTGACACCTTTTGAAAAGTGGGATGCATATGAAGAGGGAATCATTGATGAGAAAGGTAATATACTAATCTCACGCAAAGATTACTCTAAGAATGCACAAAAGAAAGCGTTTGGTATATTTGACCAAATGGTTTTAAATGTAAAGAAACTACTCGGTAAACTTCCTGGCGGTCAAACAAAACTTGCTTCTTATGCAGCCGCTCTCTGGTTAATACGAGAAGAGCAAAGAATCCACGCAACCAATTATTTGACAGAGGAATCTGTTGAATTAGACTTGGATACTGCACTAGAACGATTCATGGATGAAAACAGTTCTGTTATTGCCGAAGCCGCAAAGATTGAAGAAGAACCTGTTAATAACGTTGGCGGTGGAAACATTGCTGGTGTTGGTGTAGGTGCTAATGGTGAACCAGGAGTAACTGGAAAAACCAAAAAGAAACATAAGAAACGTATTCGTGATATCATGGGCACTATCAATGTTAAAGAAGATGCAGTTGCTCAAGCTCAACTAAAAGCAAGACAAGCTAGTGAGGCTGATCGTTTAAAGGATGAGCAAGAAAAAGCAAAAGAGCAATTGAAATTAAAACACGATGCTGAAGTCGAAAGACAAAGAGGTATTGACGAGGTTGAAAAAACTCGTGAAGCGCAGCAGAAAAAACGCGACGCCGAACAGGCAAAGTAAATGCCTACATACGATAAAGTTTTAGAATTGGTTGAAGTATTAAAAATTGATACTGACAATACAATTAAGAAAGTAACAATAAGTGTTAAAACTTTCGATGTTGGTGTT